AACTGTATATATTGTTTGGTGTTAATTCACTTCGCTTTTTACAAGTTGACTGGTCATTATATATCTCCACTTTCGAGTTCTGCTAAGAATGCGTCGGTTAAGGTGTATGGTGACGATCATGCAGTTAAAGTTTCTAAAGCCTTCCGAGCTTATTTTGATGGTGTGAAGCTTGCTGAGTTTTATGCTAATTACAATTTAGGCTACACGGGTGCTGATAAAGGCCCCCCTAGACCGTTCGAAAGCTTAGCAAATACGACATTTCTTAAGCGTTCATTTGTTTACGATGAAGACGCACATTATTGGATGTGCCCCATTGAGTTAGATACATTATTAGAAACGATCCAATGGACCAAGAAGGGACCTTTTATCGAGGACATTCCTCGTGATAAGGTTGACACTTTTATGCACGAACTTTCTATGCATCCCGCAGAAGTTTTTGAATATTGGTCCGGATTAGTGATAGATGCGTCTCGCATTCATCTTAATTACACCCCACTCGTCACCGATCAACGCGAATTGCGCAAGATCGTGAGACATTGGGGCAGCTGACTCCTACTACCGACAACCAAAGTCGTTAAAATAACCTGGTTTCACTGGTTACCAGGGTGTGTTATACAATTCTCAGGCTATCAAAAACACACTCTAGGCTTTGGAACCTTAAAGCCCTTATGTATTTACATTTACTTTCAAGATGGGGCGGTTAATCACCAATATCTAGAAACCCTGAGCGGCGCATTACTGATTGGTTCATCACGATGCTCACCGAGAATTCGAACTTCTGTACCAGAAGCCGGTCCAATGGACCTTAATCAAGTGCAACAAGACGTCACGCGCAGTGTTAATAATATCACTACGTTTGATGAGTCTGTTGCCGTTCCTACGGTAACTAAAACATCAACAATGCCTTTGTATAAGACCATTAGTGATGTTAGTTATCGTTCCAACGTCGATGATATCAAAAGATTTTTGGAACGACCTATTATTTTTAGAACTGGTACGTTTAATGATTCTTTTGCTCCTTCGGCTGTTGTACAAGAATTTGCTGTGCCTGGATCGCCGTTAACTGCCTCTATTTTCAGAGAGAAAATACGTGGTTTTCAGTTCTTCAGGGCTACTGCTATCATCCGAGTGCAAATTAATGTTAACAAATTTACTTCGGGTTGTTTGTTGCTATCTTTTGTGCCCAATGGTGAGGCAGGTACTTTTGGAGGTATGCGTAATAGAAATCGAACTGCTATTACTCATTTACCCCACGAATTTTTGAACTTAGAATTTCAATCTGAAGCGATCATGGAAATTCCTTACGTTTCAGAACTTCTGGGTTACTCCTATGCTGTCAATGTTGGCAACACTGGAACTTTCACTTTGTCCACTTTTTCCCCTTTGCGTTATAATGGGGGATTAGGCACGGTCGGATACACCATCTACGTTTCTTTCAAGGACGTAGAATTGGGTGCACCCGATTTCACTGCCCAAGCTGGTGGTAAGGCTAAGAATATTTCTGAGTCTGAACTTGCAGTTGAAAAACCAG